AAGGCAGGCAATGGGTACGCAGTACTTCGATTCCTACCAGCACCAGAGGGTGAGGAACTTCCTTGGGTACGAGTTTGGAATCACGCATTCCAAGGCCCAACTGGACAATGGTTTATTGAGAACTCTTTGACCACACTCAATCAGAAAGACCCAGTGAGTGAGTACAACTCGCAACTGTGGAACTCTGGTGTAGAGAGTGATAAAGAGATTGCTCGTAAACAGAAACGTAAACTGCAATATTTTGCAAATGTCTACGTTGTGAGTGATCCGACTAATCCTCAAAACGAGGGTAAGGTTATGCTTTACCGATTCGGTAAGAAAATCTTTGACAAACTCATGGAAGCAATGCAACCAGAGTTTCCAGATGAAACACCTATCAACCCATTTGATTTTTGGGAAGGTGCAAACTTCATGTTGAAGATTCGCAAAGTAGATGGTTACTGGAACTACGATAAGTCTGGTTTGGATGCTAAATCTGCATTGAAATCAACTGATGAAGAGTTGGAAGCAATCTACAAATCACAGCATTCACTTGCTGAGTTTCTTGCACCGTCAAACTTTAAATCATATGATGAATTGAAGACTCGTTTGGATGCGGTACTAACAGGCAAACTTACCACTGGTAAGACTGCTGCAGAAAGAATGCAAGATGAGGAGTCAACAGACTTCACACCTCAGTTCAAATCTGAACCCGCTCCAGAACCTTCAACGGGGCTGCGGCATCTGATGACGATGATGATGCCATGTCATACTTTGAAAAGTTGGCAAATGAATAGTATCTATGCTAGGGTAGCGGTGTAACACACAGACCCAAAATAGATAAGTACAGTTGTAGTATTACAACACACTAGACGGCTAGACTGTACCGAATATAGAGAAAGAACTTAGTGTGGGGAAAGGGATAGAGTGCAAACTCTGTCCCTTTTTTTTAGCGTCAAATATTCATTACCTGTCAATTTATCGACACTGTATAAATAGTTATAAGAACAAAACTTCAGTATAGAAAGGTTAGGTGAATGGAGAAGTGGAATGATGACCATTATTTTACCAGAGGACAGAAGATATATTTTCTGATTTGTGGTATAATAATAGCTTTATGTGTAGGGTATGTTAATCATATCTTTTGGGAATACAGGGTAGTTAATCAAGAATGGAATGAAACTTTTGTATCGCCTGAGACATTTTGGTTAATTGAACGTGAATAGGCCGGTTTTTTTATAAATAGTATTTATTGAGAGAAGAGAAGTATGGATGTATTATCATTTATAGGTGACGTAGGAGCTCCAATAGCAGGAGCTATTGCATCAGGATATTTCGTCTTCCTAACAATCCGATTTATATTAGCAGGTGTTACTGATAGTGTGAACACGTTAAAGGGAATTATAAGCTCTTTAGATAACCGTGTTCAGACTATGAATAATGATTTGGTAAAAATTGATGCCTTAATGAGTTATGCATTTCAAGTCAAGCCTAATATTGACAGAATTGCAGCTAATGAAGGTAAAGAAGATGCAAGGCGTGATTAGAGGATAGTGATTTGGAAGGATTGGTAGAAGCAATAAATCAGTATGGGTTTCCAGTAATTGCAGCAGTAGGTCTTGCTTACTTTGTATTTTTTATATGGAAATGGGTTACTGAAGTTATTGATCCAGTAATTGGTGAAGCAATGGGTACGCTTATTGCATTAGTAGATAGAATAAGAATGCTTGATAATGATATGATACGTCTGAATACGAAGCTCTCAATGTTGTTAGAACATTATAAAAAAGAAGGCAAACCCATTGATGGGGATGTTGAAGAAATATTACAGAGGTATGGATCAAGACATGAAGACGTTAAAACTAATAGCAGTAGGAGCAATCCTAACAATAACCCCGACACTTAGTTATTCAAGTGACTTAGTACACACATTTGGTAGTCCATCGTTTAGCGGTATTGGACAATCACAACACTTTCTTTCTATCGCTCAGATAGAACACAATCGTAAACAAAAACTTAAAGATGATGCTGAAGCCGCCGAAAGGGAGGCAGCGAGAGAGGAAGCAAACAAGACTATTAACAAATTTATTCAAAACGTAGAATCTAGAATTTATGCTCAAATTTCAAAAAACTTAGTAGATGCCATGTTCGAAGAAAATGGCGCACTTTCTGGAACTGCTGATTTAGAAGGTGCTACAATTTATTGGGTAAAGGATTTAACAGCAGGGACAATCACAGTTACCATTACTGAAGAAGATGGTTCTGTCACTGAATTGGTTGTTCCCTTAACAGGATTTGGATTCTAAATGGAACAGTTTGTATTATTTTTGATTTCAGTTTGTCTATTGGGCGGATGTACCTCAATGGCGACACAACAGAATTTAGATTTACAACCACCCCAGAAATTTCAGAGTGGGGTACAAGAAAAGTTGGAAGACCTACCACTTCTTGATGCGCCACCGATGACTATTGCGGTGTACCAATTTCAAGATAAAACAGGACAAAGGAAACCTAATGAGAGGTTTTCTTCACTATCATCTGCTGTAACTCAAGGTGCAGATTCTTGGGTTATTGATGCGCTACAGAGTGCAGCAAAGGGTGATTGGTTTATAGTCATAGAACGAGGTGGACTTAATAACCTAGTTAAAGAACGACAACTAGCAAAGTCCACATATGAACAGTATGAACAAGGTGAGAACAAACCAGAGCTTAAACCCTTGAAGTTAGCTGGTTTAATATTGGAAGGGGGTATTGTCGGCTATGATGCTAATATCGTAAGTGGTGGTAATGGATTACGCTACTTTGGTGTTGGAGGCGATACTTCATACAGAACAGATCAAGTCACAGTTTCGATGAGACTTGTTTCTGTAAATTCTGGCAAGGTTATTCTAACAGTAAATGTTACAAAAACAATTGCTAGTGTAAAGGACGATTTCAATGTCTTTAGGTTCTTTGATATGGGAACTAAGGCATTTGAGATGGAGAGTGGAGCAGCGGCAAATGAGCCGACTTCCGTTGCAGTGAAAGCTGCTATCGACCAAGCTGTTATTGATATGATCAGAAAGGGCGAAACTAAAGGACTGTGGGACTATGAGGAAACAGACCTTTACATAAAGGAGAAAAAATGACCAAAAACGTATATAGGTTATTCTTTGTTATGATGATTTTTATGATGGCTCCTTCCACCCAAGCAAATGACATTTACATTACACAGGTGGGGGATAATTTAGACTTAGATATTGAGCAGGATGGTACAGATAACGAAGTGGGTAACTCAACCACAGCGACCGTAATCAATGGCGATAACATGAGCTTTGACATAACTCAACAAGGAAATTATAATACAATTACTGCAACAATTAAAGGTGCAGACTATACTGGACTTTGGGAATTTACTGGTTCTAGTAACACAGTAGACCTAGATTGTAGCTCTTCTGCATCTGGAAATTGTGATGATGTTACTCTTAATATTACGACAGAAGGTGATAGTAATGCTTTTACGTTTGACATTGGGGAATCAGCTGATTCTTCAAATTCAGTAGTTAATTTTGTTCTTGATGGAGATAATAATATTATTAACTCTACAATAAATGGAACTTATGCTGCTCTTACAGTTACTATTGATAATAGTGCATCATTAGCATCTACAAGTGCTAATAGTGATGAAGGTGTTGCAGTAACAACAGTACAGACAGGTAATGGAGTACACGGACACGGAATAGACATAGATGTAACCGGCGGTGGTGGTACGATTGATATCAACCAAAGTGGGTTAAATGACCAAACTGTAGACCTTAGCGTTGATGGTGATAGTTTTGACATTGATATCACGCAGTCTGACTAGTATATTATTTGTTGTCATAACAAGTTCAGCGTATGCTAACATTGGACAAGTTATAGAACAAAAAGGTGTTACAAATATTGAGCGTGGTAATGATGGATACGAATCAATTGATAAAGGATTCGGTATGGAGTCGATGGATACTGTTCGTACAAAGAACGGACGTACCGCCATTGAATTCATAGATGATACCAGAGTGGACGTAACAGAACACTCTAAATTAATCATTGATTCGTTTGTATATGACCCCAATACTCAGACAGGTTCATTATCTCTGAAGGCCTCTTTTGGTACGATGAGATATGCGTCTGGACAAATAGCAAAGAATAGTAGACAAAATATAAAGATCAGGACTCCTACCGCCGTAGTTGGTGTTAGGGGTACTGATTTCTCTATGACAATAGATGAGCTTGGTAGTAGTACAATTGTACTTTTGCCTTCATGTAATGACTTTGGAGACTGTGTGGTTGGAGAGATTACAGTTGCATCAGATGTAGGTATGGTTATAATGAACCAAGCATTTCAAGCAACAGTTGTCCCTAGTCCATACACAGAACCTACACCACCAGTGATTCTAGACTTAGATGAAACTAGTATTATGAATCTTCTTTTAAGAAAGAAACCTGTAGAACTGGATAAGGATAGTGAAACAGCAAGAGCTAAAGAACTCGCAGACTTTTTAGGAATAGATTTTTTACAGTATGATGCTTTCAAAACAAACGAACTCTTAGATGTAGAAGATTCTTCATGGAGTACTGAACTAGACATAGATTTTCTTGGGGCTGATTTACTTGCAAATATCTTAGATGTACTTAATGAACAACTTGCTTTACAGATGCGAGATGAATTTACGAAAGAAAAGGATGGAGTTCAGTTAGGTAAAAATCCTACTACTGGTGTTGAGATATATGATTACAATACAAACTGGAAGTTTAGAAGAGATGGTGGAGATAATGTATTCGATGCCGAACTAAGTAAGAACTACGACTATAGAATTAATTTAAAACAAGACGAAATAGAACTCTATGATATCCCCATTGGGGAAGGAAGCAATAATGAAATCACTATTATCCAAGTTAGGTAAATCAATAACTGGTACTCACATAGGGATAGTATTAATTATATCTTTTTTCTATGCACAATCGTGTTTGGCAAATGAATTGTATGTAGACCAAGCAGGGGATTTGCTTGAGCTGGGGGTTGTACAAGATGGGACAGATAACCAAATTGAAGGGATATCAGGCTCTGGTTCTGCTGAAATCTCTGGAAACAACAAAACAGTCACATTCAATCAAACAGGTAATACTAATGAAGTAAGAGTTTGGACTCATGGTGGCAATCAGCAGATGAGTCTTACACAGGATGGAAATAGTAATATATCCACAATGGACAATCATGGAAATAATAATAATATGTCCGTTGATATTGATGGTAATAGCAATATTACTCATAGCGAAATAGGTAATGGTGGAGACAACGATAATAATATGAGTCTCACTATTGATAATGGAGATAGTAATGT